CAACCAACAGAACCTTTTGATGGACTCAGATGCAGACGCCTTAAACTATGCTCGCGCTTATGTGGCATCTAGAGCAGAAACAACAACTCGATGCGATGCGATTACGCTGGACCTATATACAGCAGATTACAACGCAGGAATCATTGCAGCCTTGGACCTGGACTTCTTTGACCCTGTAACTATTACAACGACACAACCAGGGTCATCGGCCCTAACCAAAACTTTGCAGGTGTTTGGCGTTGCTCACAGCATTACGCCTAATTCTTGGAAAACCCAATTCACGACCCTAGAACCAATTATTGATGGATTCATTCTGGATTCGACTTTATACGGTATTCTAGGCACTAGCGTTCTTTCGTACTAAGGAGATATAATGCCAACTTTTCCAGCAGCAACAGGTGATGTGCTTACAGCCAACATGTACAACGGCCTAACAGCCTTCACAGTTGGCACAGCCAATACAGCCGATTACACAGCAGTTCTAGCAGACCAGTACCAAGTCCTAGAGATTATGAACAAGGCAACTGCTATCGCCTTCAAGATACCTACTAACGCCTCTGTTGCATTTCCTATCGGTACTGTAATTACAGTCCTTAATATCGGTGCAGGTGTCTGCACAATCTCAGCAGTTACTTCTGGCACAACAACAGTCTTATCCGCTGGAGCAACAGCAGCATCTCCAACACTTGCACAATACAAATCAGCCGCTTGTATTAAAACTGCAACAGATACTTGGTATGTTGTTGGAGCGATTGCATAATGCTTAATGGATTGGTTTCTTTTTTTGCTGGTGGTCGTTCAGGCACCGCTGCATCCACCGTTGATTATTTAGTTGTTGCTGGTGCAGGTGGCGGTGCTAATGGTGCTGGCGGTTCAGCAGGCGGTGGCGGCGGTGGAGCAGGTGGTTTTAGAACTGGCACATCGTTATCAGTTAGCGGTGGTTCTGAATACACAGTAACCGTAGGCGCAGGCGGTGCAGGTGGTGCAACAAGTGCATCAGAAATAAATGGAACTGTTGGTAATAATTCTGTATTTTCTACAATTACATCAGCGGGCGGCGGATATGGTGCAACTTATTCTGTTGCTGCTGGTTCAGGCGGTTCGGGCGGTGGCGGTGGAACAGCAGGTGGCTCAGGTAACACGCCTTCTACATCTCCAGCACAAGGTAATAATGGTGGTATTAAATATACTAATGCAACTGGCGGCGGTGGAGGAGGCGGTGCGTCAGCCGTAGGTTCTAACGGAACAGTAAATACAGGCGCGGCAGGCGGCGCAGGTACTTCTAATTCTTATTCAGGTTCAGCAACAACTTATGCGGGCGGTGGCGGAGGTGGTGGAGTTACCACAGGCGGCGCAGGCGGTGCAGGTGGCGGCGGCGCAGGCGGCGCAGGAAATGTCGGAATTGGAACTGCTGGAACAACTAATCGTGGCGGTGGCGGCGGTGGTGGGTCTTCAACAAGTGGTAACGGCGGCGCTGGTGGTAATGGCGGTTCAGGTATTGTCATTATTCGTTATGCAGATACTTATCGTGACGCAGTTGTTACAGGTTCGCCAACTTTTACAACTTCAGGTGGTTATAAGATTTACCAATTCACAGGCACAGGGAGCATTAACTTCTAATGGCACACTTTGCAGAACTTGATGAGAACAATGTTGTTATTCGCGTTATAGCAATTTCAAATGATTTAGAAGATAACGCTGTTGAATATCTCAATGGCATTGGTTTGACTGGAAACTGGATTCAAACTTCTTACAACGGAAAAATTAGGAAAAACTTTGCTGGAGCAGGAATGACTTACGACTCCATTCGTGATGCTTTCATTTATCCTCAATGCCATGAAATAGCAATTCTTGATGAAGAAACTTGCATTTGGAATTGTTCTGATTCAAGTCACATAAGGATTTTTGATGAAGCCGATTCTTTGTAAAGCAGGTCAACAATTAAGGGAAATGATTGATGATTCATACCCTGACCGTGACCGTAAAAGCGATGGTTGGATAGGCGATGCCGCACATGCCTCGCGTCCAAGTGACCACAATCCCGATAAGGCTAACGGCTACGTCAGGGCTATTGATGTGGATAAGGACCTCGACTCACGCGCCAGCACAGGTGCTTATCTTGCCGACCAAATACGCATTTGCGCCAAAAAAGACAAGCGAATTAAGTACGTCATTTACTCAGGAAAAATTGCCAGTGCTAAATCACTTTGGCGTTGGAGAACTTATTCTGGCATTAATCGCCACGATAAACATATCCATGTCAGTTTTACTAAAAAGGGCGATGAGAATGGTTCGTGGTTCGAAATCCCTATGTTAGGAGCAGGAAATGAAAATAACTAAAAACACAAAGAACGCAATTAAGTCCTACCTCAAGGCTGTTGCAGTTTCAGCAATTACTTTAGGCCTTGCGCTAGTTGCCGATATTCGTCCTGAATATGCAGTTCTTGCATCTGCTTTAGTTGCACCAATTGTTAAGTACCTAGACCCATCCGATGACCAAATCTCATGAATCCAACAGATTGGATGGGTGTTGTAGTTGCTGCACTGACCGTTATTGGTTCATTTATTGGTGCAGTCAAATGGTTGGTAAAACATTATCTAAACGAACTAAAGCCAAATAGCGGGTCATCAATGCGTGACCAAATTACAGCATTAGAAGCGCGTGTCGAAACAATAATTCGTATTCTAGAGAGGTAACAATTCTCTTATGGCAAGAAAAGCAACTAAGGCTTTAGAAGAACAAGGCTACTCACCACTCGATGCTTTTTGCATCGGGTTGCATGAGTATTACAAGTCATTGAAAAGGGCAGGCTTCTCGGAGTCTGTTGCTTTATTTATGATTACAGAGCCACAAGCCTATCCTGCTTGGATTTTGCCTACCCCAATCGAACCCGAAAAATTCGGCGATTACGAGGATGACGATGAGGATGAATGAAACGTACTATCGTTTGGCCAGACCTTCAGTGCCCGTACGAAGATGCACATGTTGTACGAAATTTTGAATTATTTGCAAAAGCGTTTAAGCACGACTCTGTCGTTACTATCGGAGATGAGATTGACCTTCCTCAAATAAGCCGTTGGACAGAAAACACTCCAGGCTGGTACGAACAGACACTAGCCGATGACCGTGACCACACGGTTGACGTGTTATGGCGATTGACTCAATACGCCAAGGAAGCCCATTCCATTCGTTCTAATCACACGGACCGTTTGTATAACGTCATCATGAAAAAGATTCCAGCCTTTCTATCTTTGCCAGAACTCAAGTTTGAGAAGTTCATGAAACTCGATGAACTAGGGATTCAATTCCATAAGGAAGCCTTCCCTATTGCTCGCGGCTGGATAGCCGTTCACGGAGATTTAGGTGGGCTTAATCCAAACCCAGGAATGAGCGCGTTGAACCAAGCCAAAAAGGCAGGCGTATCAACCATTATGGGCCACACGCATCGTGCTGGCAGGAGTGCCGTTTCTGAGGCCTACAACGGCTCTGTGAGGCGCGTACTGCACGGAGTTGAAGTGGGACACGCAATGAACGTAAAGGCCGCCAAATACGTTTCTATGCCCAATTGGCAGCAAGCCTTTGCCATTGTCACCGAAGTGGGCAAAAATGTCCAGGTTGACCTGATTTATGTCGAAAAGGATGGCACGTTTCTAGTCCACGGTAAGCGTTATGGGCGGCCTCGCTAGCGACATTTTCCCTGTACGCAGGGATATTGACGTTCAGATGGACGATGCAGAATTGTTACCATTTCGTTATCAAAATAGCCTTGACTCAGCCTAAATCCATGCAACACTAATGCCATAACCAATCGAACGAATTGGGAAAAGGGGCAAATATGGGCGGAATGAAGGCAGTTTATATGGATATGGCAGAGGATTTTGAGAACCTAAACGAAACCTCAATGCAGTTCAAAGGTAATGGCTGGGAAGCACAGGACGGACGTTTCGAAGGTCAAGTCAATTACAATTTAGATTACATTTACTGGTTTGACAATTACGCCAACCTCATGGCGGCACGCACAATCCTTCAGGACTTTGGCAATAGTTATGAAGCCATCTTTGATGATGCCTTAGGCCAATGGTGCTTAATCACTGACTATCAATCAATGTGTTGGAGCAACTAATGTCATTATTCTGGTGTTTTGCATTTGGAATCTTATTTACAACTATTGGCTATTACATGGGAATTACTATTGGCAAAGAGCAAGGTCATCGTGACGGCTACTTACGAGGACGTGCTGTTTCACGTCAAGAATTTTGGAGGGAATAATTGAAAGCAACGAAGGCGCTAATTGATGCAATCGACATTATGCAGAATCGTGGTGCAATCTACGGTCATCCAAAAATCAACCAAGGTCGGATATCTGCAAGGTTATCCAATCTATTTGATTTCCCTATCACAGACGCACAGGCTTGTCTTGCAATGGTCGAGGTCAAACTTAGCCGAATCCAAGAAACCCCAAGCCATGTTGATTCCTATGTAGATGCGATTGCCTACCTGGCAATTGCGCTCGAACTCGCAACAGCT